GTTTCCCATTGAGGACCCCAGTGATCTGGGGCGATTTGTACTGCTCTGGTGTCAGACCAGAGCTACAGGTATGGCCGATCAGAAAATGATCGACATTAGCTATGAGAAGTTCATAGCTACAGTGACACAGCCGGGTCAGGCTGTGAAACTCAATCCTGCCATCCTTGGCAAGATTACCGAACCCTGTAAGAGGGTGGATGGTAAGTCCGGCAAGGTATCTGTCGGAACGACCTCATGCTTAGAAAGCACGAGGAGCATGGGAGGCAAAACTGCCTTCCTAAGCACCCTCGCCCGACACAAGTCGGTAAGGGCAGAGTACGATTTCCGCACTCTAGAGGCGACGCCAGTGGCGCCGCGTCCGGTCAGGTCTGCAAAGGACCTGGTCCATTGGGCAATATATCAACTATTGCACCATCCAACCTACACATCCTGTGTTAGGTTGCACGGAGTCGCCGAACCTTCAAAGGCTCGGACGATTACCGTAGCACCGTATGCATATCAGGTGCTTATGGGAGTTTTCGCTCACATATTTCAGCCGTCACTAACATCACGGCAGATAAAGTCAGGCCTTAAGGCTGACCGACATCTGTGGAGATTTCTCACAGATGTACTCAACCCACAAAACGTAGAGTGGGGAGAACTCATAAACAACAATACTGTTTATGCGCTTTCGACTGACCTGTCGGAAGCTACAGATTTTGGCAACAAGGATGTTGCAAGACAAATCTGGCACAGCCTAATAGAAAGGGCTGAGAACCCAGAGTTTCCTCTGGGCCTAGCACTACTCGCGAAGAGTAAGTACTGCGGAAAACGCTTTGCGTTTGTTCCGTCACAACTGGGGTACCAGTTGGTCGTCATGCAGCGAGGCTGGATGATGGGTGATATGATGACTAAAGTCATACTCACACTCGCACACCAATATTGTTGCGAGAAGTCGGGCCTAAGGGTGTATACCCTCGTAGGTGACGATGAGATCGCTCTAGAGAACGATCCGGAGAAATTGCATAAGCATATCTCCACCTTAAATGAAATATTTAAGGTATCTGAGCTCGACACATTTGTGTCGTCTCGGATGGCTTTCTACTGTGAAGAAGGAAGCCTCGTGCCACAATCCGTGCACGATACCCCTCAC